CACCTGTCGCACCAGTCGGGCCAGTAGGACCAGCGACGGTGGACGCACCACCTGTCGCACCAGTTGGGCCAGTAGGACCAGCAACGGTGGACGCACCACCTGTCGCACCAGTCGGGCCAGTAGGACCCTGCGGCCCCACGATCTGCCCGATGCTGTCCCATGCGGTGCCGTCCCACACATACAGTTCGCCGTCAGCCTGCACGAGGTAGGCGTCGTTGACCGTGTTACCAGTCGCGGGTAGGGCGCCTACTGTGGCTACGGACCCTACGAAGTTGATGGACGTACCCTGAGGACCTGTCGCACCAGTCGGGCCAGTCGGACCGGCAACAGTGGACGCACCACCTGTCGCACCAGTCGGGCCAGTGGGACCAGCGACGGTGGACGCACCACCTGTCGCACCAGTCGGACCAGTAGGACCAGCGACTGTAGACACACCACCTGTTGCACCTGTAGGCCCAGTAGGACCGGCGACGGTGGAGTCGCTGCCCGTAGGACCTGTCGGACCAACCACCCCGCCGTAGGGCAGGTCGAGGTAGTTATCTACCCCGTTGCCGATCCGGAACTGCCCCGTGTCTGTCTCCAACACGAGCTCCCGGTCTGCGAGGATCGGATTGAACTCGGTCCAGCGGGCAAGCGTGTCGCCACGGAGGGCAAAGCCGATAGTCGAGGAGGGTGTTGGTCCGGGCATATCAGGCCGCCTTGTCGGTGGAGTAGAACTCCAAGTTGCGCTTCAACCGATCGTCATGTGGCACAAGCTCCACTGCAATCGTGCCGTGCTCTACGGCCTCGTCTGCCTCTCCGATGTGGTAGGCCGCCAGCGCCAAGAGATCGTGCGGCCGTGCCCCCCAGACAGTCGGGTCCATCGTGTAGACCAAGGCTTTGTCCTTGATCGTCAGCGCCTGCCTAGCACATTTGTAGCTCAACTGCCACTGTTCTGTCCTGCGCGCTAGGTCCGCCAGCTCGACCCACGGCTCGCGCGTATTCGGCGCTTCTCTCGTGGCCTTGTCCAGCCAGACCTGCGCCTGCCCGCAGTCGCCCAGCGCCTCGTACGCTTGCGCCATGATGCGCATGGCGTAGCACCGCTCATTCGCCCAGTTCGCGCCGGGGTTCTCGAGGTACTTGTGCAGCGCCACGATGGCGTCGATCCACCGGCGGCCGAACGTCAGCTCACGGGCGTAGTAGAACGCATTGCGCGGGCAGGCAGGGTCCTCCTGCACCGACAGCTCCAGCAGGTCCATGTACTGCCCCCGGCTCTTGGTCGGGTCCGGGTGGTGGCTCACCAGCAGCATGTCGGTGTGCGCGTAGACCTCCTTGATCCGGCCGTCCGGGCGGGGGTACTCGTGGCACGGATGGTGCCAATGGTAACCGTGGCGGGCGTGAATCTTCTCGTAGAAGAACAGGATGCCAGCGCCCCAGTCGAACTTGTAGCGGAGCCGGGTAGTCTTGCCCATCTCCCATACGCGCTCGATCTCCTCGCGCCAGCCGGGCTCCAGCCGTTCGTCAAGGTCGAGGCTGATGCACACGTCGATGTCGCGCGGGATGAGCGCGAGCGCTGCGTCGCGCGCCTTGTCGAACCGCCACGGGGTGATGCAGATTTCAGGTACCGTTGCGCCGCAGGCCCGGGCCAGCTCGACAGTGTCGTCGGTGCTGCCGGTGTCCGCGATGAGGATCAGGTCTGCATCCTTGGCGGACTCACAGAACTGCTCGACGAACTTGGCCTCGTTCTTGCTGATGGCGTAGACTGCGATTTTCATTGTGCGGCCTCCGGCTTTGTCGGCCAGATGACCGAGTAGGGGAAGCCCTCTTGCGTGGTGATGTCGCGCAGCGCCTGACGGTACACTTCCCACTCAGGGGACATGGTGACATCGCTCAGGGCCATCCAGTCGGTCGGGGGCAGCAAGCTGTCGCGCTGCGACCTGATGTTGCGCCCCGCATCCTCGGCGGACAGGTTGCTGACTTCCCAGCCTTGGGTCCACGCACCGTCAACCTCTGTGATCGCAATCGGCGTGACCGTCTGGGTCATGTAGTCGACCGTCGGCTGATCCTGCACGGTGTAGGGGTAGACGCCCCAGTCCGCCAGAAGCGCGTCACTCGGCGACTTCGGGAAGGACGTGTTCGGATTGTCACGACGTAGTTGCCCGATTGAGTAAATCTCAGGCTGGCCGTTTGTGATCTTCAGATGTGGCATCTAAGCCTCCGTTTTGGGTAGCGACATAAATTCAGGTTTGGTGATGCTCTCCACCCCGAACATCCGTTGGGTGACTTCCACAGCACAGTGTTCGTATTTATCAGCCATCTGGTCGAGGAAGTCCTCGAGGTCTGCCGCCGTGGGCCGGGCACCGTTGTTGATGCTCTCGTCGGTGGCGGCGATGTATCCGCCAACTTCGCGCAAGGCGATCTGGATATGCACTCCGAACTGCTGGAGGTATTCAATCGACGCCTCCTTGCCGCGGCCCAGCTCAACCAAGTTGCGGTACAGAAGCTCAAACCCGCGCCGGACGTGAAACTTGTTCTCGTGGCGCTCGAAGTCTTCCTCGGTCCAATTCTCCATGCCGTGCGTGGCGACGAGGTTGTCATAGGCCGCGATCAGGACCGCGATGTCCTTGACCGCGCCGGAGATGTGGTTTTCCATCTGCTGTATCTGGAACGCCTTCTGCCGCTGCTTGGCCTCGTGCAGTGCCTCGGAGCACCCCTCCTCCGGCTCTTTCTCGGCCAGCTCGACGTAGCTGACCTGTGCCTCGGCCAGAGCGGCTTGCCGCTTGGAAATCTCCGCGAGAACCTGACGCACCTGCCGATGTGGCGCTTGGCCCGTGAGCATGGTAAGGCTCATCAGGCTCGTCGTCGTCTGGCTGTTGCTGCGCCCGAAGGATTGCGTCTTGGCAACCATCTCAGGCAGGCGCGCAGATGCCAGCTCTACCGCCTTGGCCGGTGCCAGCGCGGTGAAGTTGCTCTGCGTGGTGGTGATTTCTGTGCTCATATTATCCACCTGATGCTGCTCCAACTTCTCTCCTAGCCACCGTCAAGTCACCGAAGTCAGAGGCATTGCCTGTCGTAGCGATAGTGATGTAGTCGATGGTGTTGACCGGACTAAAACCGCTATTTGCGCCGCCACCAAACACACCTCTTGACCCGTCGCTTGTGGCACCGGGAGCATACCTAGCCAGCGTCAGATCACCGAAATCTGTGGCGTCGCCTGTCGTAGCGATAGTGATGTAGTCGATGGTGTTTGTTACGGAGTTGGCCGCACCAAGCGCACCTCCGAACACGCCTCTTAAGCCATCGCTTGTGGCTGCGAGCTGGGACCTAGCCACCGTCAGATCACCAAAGTCTGTGGCGTTGCCTGTCGTAGCGATAGTGATATAGTCGATGGTGTTGCTGGCGGAGCCTGTATAACCCCCACCAAACACGCCTCTTAAGCCGTCGCTTGTGGCACCGAGGCCAGACCTAGCCACCGTCAAGTCACCGAAGTCAGAGGCATTGCCTGTCGTAGCGATAGTGATGTAGTCGATGGTGTTGACCGGACTAAAACCGCTATTTGCGCCGCCACCAAACACACCTCTTGACCCGTCGCTTGTGGCACCGGGAGCATACCTAGCCAGCGTCAGATCACCGAAATCTGTGGCGTCGCCTGTCGTAGCGATAGTGATGTAGTCGATGGTGCTGCCCGAAGTGTTTCCACCACCAAACACACCTCTTGACCCGTCGCTTGTGGCACCGAGGCCAGACCTAGCCACCGTCAGATCACCAAAGTCTGTGGCGTTGCCTGTCGTAGCGATAGTGATATAGTCGATGGTGTTGCCCGAAGTGTTTCCACCACCAAACACACCGCGAGGCCCCGCAAAGGGTAGGCTTCCACCGCCACCAACCCCACCAGCACCAATAAGTCCCCGCTTCAGCATTACGAACCATCCCCTACGAGTGCGCCGTAGAGCGTTGTGGACACCTTCCAAAGCTGGACGGTCGTGTACCCCGTCGTCGCCAGCGCGGGGGCTTCGCCGCCGTTGTTGATCCACGTCGTCGTGGGCCACGTGACCGCCTGCCCCGCCCCGTCGTCGATCATCAGCGTGATGGCCTCGCCAGAGACCAAGCCGTCGGTGTAGGTGGTGGCCCCGCTTAGCGTGTGGGTCTGCACGGTTCCGTTGGAGGGATCGAGCGATGGGGTCGTACCTGTCAGGGCGAAGACCCCTTCTTGGACTGAGCCAGTGAAGACCGCGTCGTCATATGTCTTGTTGGTGAGCGTCTGGGTGCCGGTCAGGGTGACGTATGTAGCGGTGTCGGGCGCTGGACCTGTGGGGCCCGTAGGACCAGTCGGGCCAGTAGGACCAGCGACGGTGGACGCACCACCTGTCGCACCAGTCGGGCCAGTAGGACCAGCGACGGTGGAGTCGCTGCCCGTAGGACCAGTCGGGCCAGTAGGACCAGCGACGGTGGACGCACCACCTGTCGCACCAGTCGGGCCAGTAGGACCAGCGACGGTGGAGTCGCTGCCCGTAGGACCAGTCGGGCCAGTAGGACCA